TAGATATTTCTTTTTATACCATTTGTAAAAATCTTTATCTTCAAAATATTCTGCTATGTGATTTGCTGGTACTTGATCACTTCTAATACAATCTGCTAAAGATTGATAATCTTCTTTTTTGATTTTACTTACCATATTTACTCCAAGATTTGTCTAGTACATAATACCAAACACCATTGATCATAGGTTCTATAATTGCGTCAACACCTGCAAGTTTCCATTCTGCACCTGTAATTAATCTATTACAAGTCATAGCAATTACTATATGACCTAAAGTGTAAATGAAGGCACGACCAATACTTGTGCCTATCAAACTTCTTAATGTGTTATAAATTCCGTTTTTAAATTCTGTCATAGTGTGGTGGGGGCGCCGAAGCGCCCCTATTAATTATGCACCGTAAGCAGTATTACCGAATAATGCTTTTTGTCCAGCAGCGATAACTGCTTTTGAAGGCGTACCGACTCTGTAAGAAACACCTTTTGATGATCTGTTTGTGTAAATCATCACACCTTGATTTCTCAATTTACCAATCATTGAAGTTGGTGATCTTAAATCAAATTTGTTTCTTAATGTTTTCCAAGTGATTTCTGCACCTGAATTTAAAAGGTTTAATACCTTTTGTGTTTTAGATATTTTAGCTCTTGCCATTTTATCTTCTCCTTTATTATTAAATAAAAATTTAAACATTTGTTTAAACTCCTTTCACGTTAACTATTTTACAACCTGTGAAGGCGATTGCATTTGCAATTCTTTTAGTCATCTAAATCTCCGTCTGGTTCAAAGAAACCTGCGGTATCATTTAGATCCTTTAATTCTTTTTTAATTTCTGTACTAATCGGTTGTGGCGATTTAGTTGGTACATCTATGACTTTTGAATAATCAATCTTTGCTGATAGGTTACCATTTCTACTTGTTTTTAAATTAATCATTTTGTCTGATAACTTTTGAGCAGGATGTTGTAATCCAAAATCTCTATAAATCATACCTCTCATAATATCAACTAACAATGCTAAGTCTTTTGTAAACTGTGGTTGTTGTGTTTTCATTGCTAAATCTACAAATCTTTTTAATAAGTCCATACTAATATCATCAACTGCCGTTTCAACAAATTGTTTTGTTTGTTGTTTTTGTATTTCTTTGGCAACCTTTTCACCCATTTTACGTCTTTGTTCATCAAGTTCTTTACTACGTTGATTAACAATTCTTTCAGTAGGAAAATGTATTATCTTATCATCACTCACTAATAATCTCACCTTTAAAATTTACCTTTCCCTTTTCTACAAAGTATTCAATTAGTTGATTATAACCACCAACTAGTACATCATCAATCTTTATTTGTGGCATTGTTCTAACTTTTTTACCAACGTGTTCTACTAATTTATCTACATCACCGTTAAAATCTTTTTCAAAACTCATTTCTTCGTACTCTAGGCCAAGTGATTTTACAAGGTGCTTGGCCTTGGTACAATACTGACAGTTATTTTTACTGTAAATTACTATCTTCATTTTCTTCTTTTTTGATTAAGTTGTCGTATGCTATTTGTGCCTTTTCTTTTACATTGTAAGCGTCAACAGCTTCTGCAATGGTAAAGTTATACATCTTATTGTATTCACCCATTGGCAATCTTAAACCAATCCAACTTCTATAATAACCTTGTTTAGTTATAGTTACATCTTTAGCAAAGATTTCATAACCTCTAACAGGTGTATCTTTAATCAAGTTTACAATCGTACTCTCAACTTCGGATACAGTAGTTTTAGTATGAGTCTTTCCTAATTCTGTTATGAATTGTTTAGAAGACTTATTCATTTCACCTTTAATAATATCGGCAAGTTCTGCTTTTGCCAACATCATACCTTTTTCAATTGATAATGATAAGTCTGGCGATACAGCAGTACCGACACCAAAGATACACATTTTATCTTTGTCTTTACCGAAGGTTGGTGTATCACACGCCTTCTTTTCAGAAAAATCTGCCATATACCATTTTGGTACGGTATTTAAGACTTTACCTTTTTCTGATTTCATCTTATAAGAACCAGCACAATTTGTTAGTAATAAACTAGCAATTAATACTGATATTACTTTTAGTTGTTTCATCATATATTTTACACACTCCTTTTCATAGTATATACTATTTCTTGTAATTTGTCAAGCCCTAATTGAACATAGTTCAAAATATCAGTAAAACCAATATCGGTTTGAGTTACAACAATAGTTATAAGAGCGATAATGATTAAGTTTTTAATCATTGGACCTCCCATTCACCGTTCACTTTTAGACACGTCTTTCCGAACGACTTAAAAACGTGGTTAGGTCTACTATAGTACCTACAATATTCTGGAGCAGATACATCCCTATAGTAAAATTGAGCAAATAACTCCCAATAACCTGGTGTTTCTATACCTTTTTTACCGTCTGCACACTCCAAAATTTCTTCTTTCACAATGGTATCACCCACTTGTTTAATTTCTACTTTAACAAAACAATATTGACCATCAGTTTTTTCTGGCGATATTGATTTAATTTTACTATGTAATATTTGTTCTCCTGATATTGCTTTTTCCATAAACATTGGTATCAATACTAATAATAAAAATATTAAAAATAAAATTCTTTTCTTATTCATCATCTTTTTTCAACCCACTTACCATCTGGCATTTGACACGCCGTACCAAACACAACGTTTCTATTAACATTACCAATACCGATCAACGGCCATTGATTAGTAATATCTATTGTTGCGTCATAATCTTTACACTTAAAAGGACCTTCAAGGTATGATCTCGTAACTTTAATCACACCAGAGTTACCTGTCTTTTGATTGTACCAGTTTGTATAACTAGAACCACCAGGACCATTGTTTAAATGATCTACAAAAACTGCATTGTGTACATCATAATCTGAATTGTACATAATTTCTGCACCTGCAAAAGCACCACCTACAGCACACGTAGCAATTACAGCAGGATGACTTGCACCCATTTCTACACAAGTTGCTGTTGTTGTAGTTGCACCTAACACGGCACCAGTTTGACTTCTATTAGCGGCACAATTAGTTAACAATAAACTAATTGCTAAAATCCATATTGTTTTCACGTATCTCATCACAAATTTTTGGTTGATTTTCAGTTAATATAACATAATGTTCTGCGGTATTATCTACCACAAATTTATTAAAATTCTTTTCCTGCCAGAAGGTATGCCCTCTAGCAGAAATAGGTCTAATTAAAGTTGTACCGTCATTATTACTAGTTAAATGAAAGTCCATTAATTAGTACCTGTAGTTAAATTAGAAAAGAAAGATTTAATCTTTGCCCAATTTTTAGCATTTTGTTCTTTACCTTCTTGCCAAGATGTCTTTTGAAATTCTTTAATATCTTGCCATTCATTTTTTAAATGATTAGATACTTTAGAAGGCACTTCACCTAAAGTTGTAACAAGTTCACTTGGTGTTACAGTTTTGTTTTCTTCTGATTTTGCCATTATAGTGGTCATTAAAACCATTATGGTAATCATCATCAAGGTTCTCATACTATACTTTTCTCCCCATAGTTTTAAAGTCCTTGGCGTCAACCACCATATAAGGACCTTTGTTGTATGCCACACTAATTGTCTTGCCAGCAGGAAGTTGTGTAGCATAAACTCTCTTTGCTGTACTACCACCGATATTATTACTGCACGGTATAGGATAGTCTGTTTTATACATTGACAAGTCTAAAGTTTCACCACTAGATTTGATATTAGGTCTTTTAAATTTACAAACCGTTTCAAACGTAGTTTTGATACCTTTAGATATTAACCACTTATAATGGTCTAGTCTTATTTTGTATAGTTCTTTTTTTGTCTTCATTAAAAATCTTTAATAGAAGTTGGTATAGAATCTGCTCTTACTTCAGCAAATGATCTACCGAAAATCTTTTGATAAAAAGTTTCTCTCGGTTCTGTAGTCAAGTAACAAGATAACAAGTTCTCAAAATTAATATCAACATTAGAGTAATACTCTGGATGTTGTTTTTTAAGTTCTATGTGATCTTTGAAGAATTGAATACGATTAGTATAATAATCTACCTCTTTTTCTTCAAGTGTATCTTTTTTTGATAAAGCAATATCTTTATCTTTTGCAACGTAAAACTCTTTAAACAAGTTTTCTTTATCGTATCTAAATGACATATATTTGTCCTTTCATAGTTTTTGTTAGTTTATTCATTAATAGTATCATAAATTGATGTATTTGTCAAGCTATTAAAAATTCGCATATTTACTGTGTTTTTGTGCATATTAATCGTCCGAGGATGACCGAGGATTGACGATTCGACCTGTCCACGTGTAGTTCATCACTTACTTTTTTCTACTTATGATTGAATCTAATTTATCTTTAATATCACTAATTAACGACCCTAATGATAAGGTTAAAAACAAGTAAATCTCACCTGCATAAGTGATAGCAATAGCAAACATTAATATAATTAATATTAGTATTGTCCATTCCATATTATTTACCCTCCACTTCAAGTTCTAATTGTGTATGTATATCTGATTGTGTTTTTGCCCACTCATCAAACTCATCAACTTCTTTTTGAAGTTTATCTCTATATGTAATTAAGGTATCTTTACAATCTAAAGTTCTACCTTCATCTAATTGATCTACTGCTAAATTTAGTATATCAATTGTTGCGATTGTTTCTATCATAGTTTCTCCTTTGTTAAATTCCTTCGCCTGATGTATATGGTGTTTTTAAAACTTCTTCAGCATCTGAATCAAGTTCTACATATCCTTCTTCTTTTGCATAAGGATCCGATAAATCATAAACCACTTTAGCAACATATTCTGTATCACCACTATCTGAATAATTAGCGTCAACCATATAAGTTTCAACACCATCTTTTGTTTCAGTTATCTCGTGGTTAATCTGTGAGTGGTCAATACCACATTCACTAAATTTTACATCTGCCTCGTCTTTATCATTTGCTAATACTTCTTGTTCAATCACAAGTGTATAATAAGTTTTCTTTCTGTATAGGTTTTTACCTACATCTTCTTTAAAGTAACTTATGTTTGTATCAATTGCCATAGTATAGTCCTCCTAATTATTTGTTATCTTCACTACTCATTAATAAAACAATATAGTGAATTGCTTTTAGCAAGTCTTTTCTATTCTTGCCTTGTTTCTTACCGTATCTACATAGATACTTAATTGCATTTGCCTGGCAGAAATCTTTATCAATACCTAATTGTCTTAGCATATCTTGTACTTGAAAACCATCTTTAGTGGTACTGTAATGTTCACCATAAGTTGATTTTATATAATCTGAAATTTCTTTTATAATTTTATCTTCATTGTATTTCATAATTAACTCACTTTCTTGTTTAAGTTTTCAAACGAATATTTTTCTGTAATATTTGGATCGAAGTCATATTTAAAAAACTGTCTTGTGTTATATCTTTGACCATAATCGTTAAATAAATTATCAGTATCATTAAGTAATGTTTCTTCACCGTAAACATCTTTATAAGTTTCATAATATTCTTTATCTGATAAAATTTTTACAATCGTTCTATTTTGAAAATTTGTTGCTTCTTCTTTGTAATTTTTATCACAATAGTTTTTGATTTTATCTTTAAAAGACATTAAAGTCGGTACTAAATCTGCTGACACATTTCTAAAGATAGTTGAATAAGAATAAAAGTATGGGTCATACTTTTGACTAGAGTCATAATATTCTCTACCGTAAACTAAATGATATTTCATATTTGTGTTACCCATTTAAACTATAATAAATTACATCATCAATGTTGTGTTCATCAATATCTAACATATTTACATTATCAACATTTAAGATTTCTTTTTTTGCCTTGTCTTCATCAATTTGACCTGATTTCATACAAGCAATTATTTTGTCAACTTGATTTTCTGCATTATCTGAATAGTATTGTTTAGTTTTAGACATAGTGTTTTTCTCCTTTGTTCATCATTAGTATATCAAAAATTTGAAGCAATGTCAAGTAGTTTCTTTGTCTTGCCTCTTGTATTCTTTGTTTTAATGTTTTATTCATACTATTATAATATCATACCTAACCTAAAAGTCAAGCATTAAAAAACGTTGATTTTATTGACTTTTTAAAAGAACAAAGAGAGAACACCCTTTATTTCCAATGATTTTTGACCCATTCTATGGTATTTTTGTCGTATGATTCGTGTGGATGTAAGTCTATTAGTTCGTGTGGATTAGGTTTACCGTGAAATACTGCGATTTTAGTACCACTCTTTCTTTCAAGTGTCCATTTTTCTCTATGAAACCTAGGTGATTCTCTATCAAACCATTTTGCTGAAAAAGTCCACTCATCTGGATATGCTTTGTAGTAAGTTGTTTTCTTTATTGTCTGTGATATGACATTTTGATCACCTTGTAATTTATCAAAATTCTTTTTATCTTTCTGATATTCTTGCCATACGTATTTTGTCATAATATCATTGTTAAATCTCATAACACTAGAATTAAATAGTTTAGTTGATTTATTAAAATCATTCATACCTATAAACTTTGTATCTTTTTCATATTCAATAAAACAATCAATGTTTTCTAATATCACTACATCTAAATCTAGGTAGAAACAAGTACCTTGTAGATTTGCCTCTGGACTAAACAATGTAAGTTTGTTCCACCAACCTTCGTATGTATGAAAAGGTAACTTTCTTATTTCTACGTTTGCACCTGGTACTAACTTGTGCATTTTAACGTGATCAGTATAAATGATAAATTTGTGTGGTATGGTTAAATGTCTTTCAACCATATTATAAAGGACTTTTACGTAATCCGTTTTATACTTATTGCCCCAATATAAACATACTACATTAACCAGTTCCATATCGCCCTTAATGCTAGTAATAGATACATAAACTCCATCAATGCTCTAGGTATATCTTTATCTTTGATACCCATATAAATCCATATACTACAAGAAAATGTGGCAATCGCCCATCCAATCCATTGTGTATCAGGATTTGCATTTGATAAAACAAACGCACCTATCATTGCTAATAAAAAACCTAACCAACGCCAACCATCTATCTTTTTATAATATCTAATTTTCATTTTGTTCTTTTAGTATTTTATATGCTGTACCGTTTTCTATTTCTTTTATTGTAAACTGATTTTCTGCAACAAACTTTAACCACTCTTCCATAGTCTTACGACCAGGTCTTAATGGTTTTTTTATTTTACTTATATCTCTACTTGATACAGGTCCCATTATACTACTACCTTCAGCAAATACAGGTACCATATTCATTAGGGCATCAACACCAGATAATGACATATTTGTAACTAAACAATGAGCATACTTTAATTGATCTTTAATATCTGTTTCCCACCATTCGTTACCTGGTCTAGGTTTATTTCTAAAGACAATAGGCATATCTGTATGTTTTTTAATTTCTTGTTTTGCAATTTTTACCCATTCGTCTTGTGATATACCATTCATATGAAACGTTACAGTTTGTGATGACGGACAGAGCAAAATATGTTTAGTAACACCTGTATTCCATCCCTTAAATTCTGCGTCAATTCCTTGATGACGTAAGTATTCTAATCTTTGACCAGTACCTACTCTACCATAATTTGTATGTATACCACCTTTACATATTCTAAAATAAGTTTTATCATAATCGTGTATTATAGGACTAGGGTACCTAGTTATTTGTTGTGTTAAGTAACCTACATCTATATACCACCATTCTTCTTTTTTATTCATACACTCTTTTATTTTAGATACATTATTTCCACCTAATCCCCAAAAAAAGTTTATAGGTTTATCTTCGTCTTGCCAACCTTTTTCAATTGCTGGAAATATTTGGTGTGATAAACAATCTGTTTTAGCTAGTTTGTGTGTTATTATCATATTTGTCAACTATTCTCTTTGCTGTTCCGTCTTGTATTTCTATCATAGAAAATTGATTTGCTAATAAACTATCTATCCATTTGTTAACTAAATCATTATCTCTTATGTATTCTTTTTCTATATCATCATATTTAATTGATACAGGTTTACACATAGATACATCATTACAAATTACAGGTATACCTTTTAATATGGCAGTAATACCAACTGTAGATTGAAATGTAACAACACAATGTGATTTATGTAAATCTTCATCTAACGGTCTAGTGTCTGTTTTATATCTAATATTAATACTTCTATCTGTAAACTTTCTGATTTTTTCTTTTGTCTTTCTTATCCATCTATCTAAATCTGTAATTTTATAATATCTACAAACTGCTTCTGTAGGTGGTATGATTAATATATCTTTACCTTTTCTTATATCTTTTAATCTAAATGTTTCTTTAAACTGTTTATACTTTTGTATTCTGTTTCTATCTTCATCATTTAATTCAACAATTTTGTTTAGATTTTCACCATTTTTAGTTATTCTATATGATTGTATATCTGATATGTGATTACGTTTGTGTCCGTGTGCTTTAAAAAAATAAGCGTGATCAAAATAATAATAGTTTAATCCTAATTGTTTACATTTGTACAACCAATTTTCTGTGCCTCTTAAAATACCAAATACTGCAACATCATTTTTTTCTTTTAAAAATTCATTCATATCAAAACCAGGCCATACAGATTGTTCAAACGGTCCTACGTGATGTCCGCCTTTATATTGTGGTTTCCAAAATTTACCACCTTCGTTTTCAACAAAAGGTCTTACAACATTGTCTAATACAACTCTAGTACCAAAACCAACTAACATTACAAATCAACTTTATTACATTCATTATAGTTATTAAACCAATCTAAATTATAATCACAACCTTTATAATCTGTAAAATACGGTCCACCTTTTGTATAATGTACGTTCTTTACATCTTCTTTATAATTATATTCACCTACTAACCAATTCCACTCTAAAGGTATTTCACCTATAAGATGATCACCTTCTAACCATTTAAATTGATGTAGTTCTAAACCACTTGCTCTATTTACATAATTGGGTGTAAGTTGTGTACACTTCTTACAATTCATTAACATAAAACTAGACCAGTTCTTTTTAGTATAGGCAGTTTGTACTTGACCTAAAAACTTTGTTTTTTCTTTAGGTACATAATCGTGTTTACATACTTGTACTGCATACTTGTCATCCCTTAATCGCCACAATTCTGCAATATCAGCTTTCATTAACATATCACAATCCATAAACAATGCCCAACCTTGATAGTTCATTAAGTGTGGTATAATAAAACGACTAAAAGAAAATTCAGTTGATGAGAGATTGCCTCTTTCTCTTACAAAGTCGTCTTTTATATTGTTTAATGCAATAGGTGTAATTGCAACAGGTTTAGTCGAGTTTTTTAATATGCTATATGAAAGCACATTAAATGCTACTTTTTCTTTATTATCATAACCAATAAAAATATTAATCATCTTAATGACCTTCGTCTGATTTAAATCCGTAATCTGCAACGATACTTAAAATTGCAAAAATTATACCCATTAGTATAATACCCCATAACCCAGCATCTTTTTCTACAAATAATATATGATATAAAAATTCTAATCCGTTCATTGATTAACTTTCTGTCCTACTGTTTCTCTTTCAATATCATTGTGATCAAATTCTGCCCAATACAATTCAAATGCCACACCATCTTCTAATCCTATAAATTGATGAAAGACACCTGGTTTAACTCTTGTAAAATCACCTGCTTTCAAAATAGTTTCATCAACTAAATCATAATCTTTTTGCCATACTTTAACTAACATCTTACCTGACTCTACAAAAAAACCGTTCCATTTATGTTTGTGTTGATGTTTAGAACAAGCAACATCTTTTTTAAATTCTATTCTATGAAATTCTAAAACACCATTTGCGTGTATCAATTCTGTTTGACCCCATATTTTACCTGCTTTCATCTATTTTTCCTCCATTCTGGACTATGTTCATCTTGTTTTCTTTTGCCTTTTCTATGATCTATATATTGATTTAAAATTTTATCTCTTGCCATAATATGACCATTTCTGCCATCACCCTTACTTAATTCTTTATAGTGTATATCTTCTTTGAAATAACGTCTTGTATAATCAAAAGTATGGCAATCTGTCCAATTATCTAATTCAAACACTTTATCTTCCTTATATAGATTTAAATAATAACTAAAAAATGCTTTTGATATTAATTTATTTTCATTAAATGCTAAAAATCCTGTTTCTGTATATTGTTGTGGTCTATCATAAAAAGATACAAAGGTATCGTCTGGTAAAAATTCATCAAACCAATCTATAGGTATAGGTTTATCAAACACACAATCTGCGTCTATGAAAAATATCTTATCACCATATTTTCTAGCAGCGTTTTGAGCAAATACTTTATAAGAAAATCTAACTGCGTCTTTAAAAAAACTTTCTACTTTTATATTCTTATTTCTGTCTATAAATTTTTTTAAATCTGGTTCGTGTTCAAATAAATCTAAAAAATATACATTTTCAAATTTAGGATATTGTTTTATATCATCCTCTACAAAAACATATAAAGGTATCTTTTGATTTGTTATCTCAAATGTTTTTAATAGTTGATGAGCATATTCATCATATAATCTTTTATTAAAAGTTGTAACAAATATCTTATCCATATCTTTTCAAGTCTGCCTGTATCATATCATCAATTAAACTATCTAAATTGTGTTTAGGTTTCCATAACAATTCTTTTTTTGCCTTACTAGAATCACCTACTAGTAAATCAACTTCAGCAGGTCTTACAAATTTAGGATTTGTTTTTATAATATAATTTCCGTGATTATCTAAAAATTCATCACCATTATTATAAAAATTAATTTCTAATCTATTTAAACACTTTTGTATAAAGTCTTTTATTGAATATGTTTTGCCTGTTGCAATTACATAATCCTCTGGTTTATCTTGTTGTAACATTAACCACATTGCCTCAACATAATCTTCAGCGTGTCCCCAATCTCTTTTTGAATCTAAATTACCTAACTCTACAGGTTTACCGTTTTTCAACCAATGTACTAAACCTTTTGTAATCTTTCTTGTTACAAATTCTTCACCTCTCATAGGACTTTCGTGGTTAAATAATATACCTGAACAAGTAAATAGATTATAACTTTCTCTATAGTTTACAGTTAAATAATGTGAATATGCTTTAGCACACCCATACGGACTACGTGGATAAAATCTTGTTGTTTCTTTTTGTGGATTTTCTGTTACTTTACCATACATTTCACTTGTGGATGCCTGATAAAATTTTATGTTTGGATACTTGTTTCTTATAACTTCTAGTATATTTAATACGCCTAGTGAGTTAGTTATTGTTGTTACTTGTGGTTGTTCAAATGAAAGACCTACAAATGATTGTGCTGCTAAATTATAAAACTCGTCTGGTTGTACTTTGTCTAATACTTTTTCTATATTGTATGGTTCACCTAAATCAATATCAACAAATTCTATTTGATCTGTTATATTTAATTCATCTAAACGCCAATATCTTTTACCTGTGTTTCTTCTTTGAGCGCCGTAAACTTTATATCCTTTAGATAATAATAATTTTGCTAGATAGCATCCGTCTTGTCCTGTTATGCCAGTTATAATCGCCTTTTTCATTATTTCCTTTCAAATATTAAACCTGTTTCTTTCCAAAACTCTCTTTTCATTGTAGAGATTTCTTTAGATTGTTTTGTTAAATCTTCTCTATATTTAAATCCATATCTATCAAATAGTTCTAACCAATACTCTAATGGTTCACAATTAACGTGATGATGACCTGGTTTACCTGGTTCTGAATATGTAACAAACACGTATTTACCTTTTTGCATTAATGACATCCAATTATCTTCATATTCTTTTTCTACGTGTTCTATAAATTCACAACACCATATTAAATCAAAGTTCATTTTAATACTTTCTAACTTACCTTTTGTAAAGTCGTGTATTTCAAATAACTCTGGTTTTTCTCTTGTAGTTACAAAGTCGCCATCAACACCTCTTGCGTCTAATCCCAATCTTCTTGCTTCGTAAACCATACCTCCTGGTCCACAACCTATATCTAGCATAGATTTACATTTTAAATGATTAATTGCAAATGCTAACAAACCTGTATCTATGTGTGTGATATTACCGTGACCACCTAAATGTTTAGGTAAACCTTTTATATTACTCATTCTAGTAACTCCTTAATTCTTGGTAGAATAAAATCTGTGTTATCAAATTCACTCATTAAAAATTCTGTTGACGCCATTTGTTCAAACCATTTTAAAACTTCATTACTATTTGCATAATGCAAATTTTCTACTTTTCTATAATCTGTATTACCTAATCCTACACCAAAACTATGTTCAGTTGTAATTGTAGGTATTCCTAATTCAGTTAATTCAAAAATACTTGTACTACTATCTAGTATAGCACAGTAAACATCTTTTGCAATGTCAACAATTTTATTATTACCTACCATTACTTCAACATCTAAATCACTATAAGTTAGTTTACTATGAGGATGTGCCTTAACAACAATTTTTCTATCTGTAACTTGTTTAATCCAATGTACTGTTTGTGCAACAAATTCAGCAACAGGCACAGAGCTAGTAGGGTCGTCTTCTAAACCAGGTAAAATTAAAATATAACCGTCTTTATTGTTTTTCCATTGATGATTATGTACATTTGTAAATTTTATATTATTTGCTTCTTCTATTAGTTTTATAGTCTTTTCTAACCGTCCTTTAATAGGTTTACACCACTTTGTTTTACTATAAACCCAATGATTTAATCCCATTCTATAATATCTAGGTGGTATTTCTTTGTAGAATTTATTAATATAATTACACTTCATTCTACTTAATGTAGCACTTTCTATATGAATAACTTTTTTATTATAATGGTAAGCAAACATATTAACTAAATCGTTTCTATGATTCATAACTGCCATCTTATGATTATTTGCGTTAGGTAACCATTGTCTTTTAGGATGTTGACTACCAAAAGTACCGTTATTTAAAAAGAAATCACAGGTTTTCATATCATAAAAATCTTTATAATTAAAACTGTCTGTATTAGATAAATTTATGATCTCGTGTTTTTCTTTTAGGGCGTGTGTAATAGAAGTTACTGCTTTTGATTTATCAAACTGTACTATTTTCATAACCAACCTTTTGTATAAAATAACTATCTGCAATGTCTGATATAGGATTACCTACCTTATCTGTATCAAATATCTTTTTTAAATCTATTTTTGTTTCTTTAACAAACGATTCATACATCATATCTTTATCTGCGTTGCCTTTACCTGTTGCACCTTTCTTTACTACACTAGGTACAATTGTTTCGTATGGTATTTTTAATTCTTGTAATCTGTATTTGAGTATGCCACAGTTTTCTGCTATTTGAAATATACCTTGTCCTTTTGATCCAAAAGAATAACCTTCGATATAGACTATAGGATTAATTAGATTTGTAACTATATCTAAAACAAAATCTGAAATTTGAGAAAATCTGTGTATAGGAGTTTTATATTCTTTATGTTCATAACCAACAACATCCTCACTCATATTACCAATCCACTTTTTTCTATTAGTTAAATAATAAAACATCAAACCTGCATTGCCATCAATGTTTATACAAACAGCAGGACTTGTTAAACTATAATCAATTCCAACTATCGTCTTCTTCACTAGACTCATATCTTTCCTCAATTTCTTCAACATCATCTATCTCTACCTCATATCCACAAAAAGGACAAGTTAATGGTTCTAAATCTTGTTCTTCCGTATTCCATTCTACAGAATATTTAGTATCGCAATTAGAACAATGTTTATTTGCTTTGTCTAGTTTAATTTCTAATGTCATTATAGTTTGAATTTTTTAAACTGATCTTTCTTAACGTCTTGTTTAATACCACCGATAACATA